AAATTCGTTGACGTTCGCTTAGGTTACGACAAGTACAACCGTCCATTCCTAGCGTGGCCAATTCACGATGAACTATTCAACCAAGGCAACTTCTGCGGTTACGAAAAGATCATCGACAAGCGCATCCAAATCGGCACTAAGAAATTAAACAAATTCTCAAGTGAAAATGCCCGAACTGATATCGGGTTTATTACTTTTGGTACGGATTGGGTCCACGGTCGCAAACGTGTTTTTGTGGTTGGTGGTCTTGCCGATGCTTACGCAGCTCACATGGCCAGCGGCGAAGTTATCATTTCACCAATCGGTGAAGGTAACATTCCAGGCATTATCCTACTGCTTCAAGAAAAGCACCCTGATGTAGAGTTCATCGCAGCACCCGATAATGATAAAACGGGCTGGGAAATGATCGAGCGATCTGGTGGTTTCTGGACACTTCCACAAACCGAAGGCAAGGACTGGAGTGACGTTTACATCACCGAGGGCGATAACGCTGTACTTAACCAGCTGCTACATGTTCGTGGCTTCAAAACTCTCGTTTCAAATTCTCGTTACCTGCAGGCAGAAATTCGCAACGGTTTGAACCTGCTTAAATCTGGTATGGGTACGGGTAAATCGACCACGGTTCAAAAGTTCATTAAGCAGAACCCACACCTAAAAACCCTAATCGTATCTCACCGCCGTGCACTGGCTAAATCACTACGCTCGAGCATCAATAACGACACTATCCAAGTGGAGTATTACGAAGACCTGATCATCAAGGATGCAGGTAAAGGAATTGATGCGAACATGGCACTGAGAAATGCGAATATCCTTGTGTGCTCTGTTGACTCACTTCACCGTCTTGCGGGTTCTCGCTGGGATGTGGTGTTTGTTGATGAAATCGAACAAAACCTTGGTCACTACTTTGCAGAAACAAACCGCTACGGTGAGCACTGCTTAAACTACCTGACTTTTGCGCTGACTCATTCACAGTGCCAAATCCTTGCAGATGCTCACCTGGGTGATTTAACCAAAGCATTCTGCAACCGCATTGGTCTTAACTCTGGTTTCATTTACGACAACCAGTACCAGACAGGTAAAGACGAAAACGGCAACCCTAAAAAGCTTTACGTTTACCAGTCAAAAGCACAGCTAACCGAAGTGGTGATGCAACAGCTGATGGCTAAGGGCAAACGCTACATTTACGCTAACTCAAAATCAGAAGTAAAACGTATTGCGACTGCCGTTGAGCAAGAACGCGAGCGAGGCAACTACGCTGGCAAAGTGCTAGTGGTTCACGCCGATGTAACTGATCACGAAGATGTGGCAACGGCCCTGCAAGACATTAATGCGGTTGTTCCTGATCTGGATGTGATTATCGCAAGCCCAACCTTGGGTACTGGCTTCGATATTAGTGCTAACTGTCACCAGTTTGAAAAAACAGTGGGCTTCCTATCTAGCCGAGTAGGCACAAGTGAAGAGGGCCACCAAGGTCTAAACCGTGCTCGTAACATTACCGAGTTCCACGTATACCTAGACCCGGCAGAACGCAGCGAACCAACGGACCCAGATTACATTCACAGCAAGCTGATCGATGAAGTATCAGCCGAGACGATGAAAGTCTTAGCTATCGACCCAACAACGGGCGAATACACATCTCGCAACCCTCTTTTCGAGTGGCTTTACTGCGAAGTTAAAGCACAACACAACGTATCAAAAAACCGTTACAAAGCTCGCTTCTTGGAAATTTCCGAGCACGATGGCTATGAAATCATTCATGTAACAGAAAACGAAATGGCGAAAAAGCTAGGTAATACAATCCGCGAACTTGCCAATGAGCGTACCAAGCGCGAATTGCTACGTGATATTGCCGACGCTCCGGTTCATATTGGCGAAGCCTTTGACAACATGATGTCCAATGGTGAAAACCACTCGGCTGTTGAAATCGCCAAATCTAAAGTGGTTCATGACCTGAACCTTGATGATGCAACCGATGAAGAACTGGACTCGCTATTCCCTATGGCGAAAGAGCTATACAAAGAGTTCGAACAACCAGGTGAAAACTGCGAGTTCAACCAAGCGGATGCACCTATCGAGTTTCCTGAATCTCTGAAAGAAGCAGTAACGTGTTCACTAACATACAACCAAGAACGCAACCGATACGTTAACTCTATCAAGCGCCTAACTTGGGTGAACGTAACACCGGAAACGGCTAAGGCACTGGATAGCAAAGACGTTCAACACGCAGAGAGCCGAGTGAGCTGGCGTCACCTTTCCATTCGTCGCGCTCACATGATCAAGCTTTTACGCATGGCAGGTATTGATGAGCAGTTGAACTACAACGGCAAAGCCTGGACTGCAGAAGAGCTCAATAAAGAACTTGGCCCTTGGCTAAAGCAGAAGAAGAACAAAGACCGCCTGTTCAAGTATTCAAACATCACAGTAACACCAAACACGCTAGAGAATCCGTGCCAGTGGCTTAACAACCACCTGCGCTCTTTTGCTGTGCCTGTCATTCAAAAAGGCAAGCGACGTGTCAACGGTAAAGCAGTAAACACCTACTGTGTGGATCAGGATGCTTGGGCTGGCGTTCGCTCTCTGGTTGCTATGCGTACTCGCGGTATCGAAGACAGCATGCACGACATCGACAACATCGATGTGGAAGTGCTTACCCGTAGCGTGAACAAGTTCATCGAGTCAATCAACAAAGGTGACTTCAAGCCGGGCTGGAACATCCTGTTCGGCAAGATGGACAAGCAATGTGTGCTTGCTGGCCAGACTGAATTACGCGACGAACTAGCGCAGGCATTTGCACAAATTTCAGACCGATTTGATGATCAGGCGACCGCGAAAAATGATCCACCTTCGCCGACAGTTTTATATAAATCAATTGGGCAAGGTGGATCACTTCCACCAGCCACAAACACTAGCTGTGATGCGGGCTTTGCGTATATAGAGGGGAGGGAGGAAGATCCACAGATACAAGTCCAGATTCCAGCCACTCACACTCTCAGCGCGAAACACCGCGAAGTGGTGCAACAGGTGGCTAATATCGCCGTGAACAAGCACAAGCTGCCTGTTGATGATGTTGTTGCATTGATGCAGAGGGAGGGCTTGGACGTGTTCTCAGATAACCCTGAGGCTTGGGCAGGCACCATTCGTGACATATTGGTGGGCTAGGAGTCAGCATGAGTCAGACAAATGTTTATTCGTTCTCTGTAGCGGCAGAGAAGAAGAAAAAAGAACAAGAAGCCGAGCGCAAGGAGCGCTCAAGACAGCGTATTTTACGCGCAGCAGCAAAGATTAAGTGGTGATGTAATGTGGTATTTATTGGTATTCATTGCTGGTTTCGCACTTGCCGTTTTTATCAGCCAGTGGGAAGACATTAAGCGCAGCTTAGTAAACAAGAAAAAGCGGAAGCGATACCAGAAGTTATTAAATGGTACACCAAAGACGATCGTAGATGTTCGCACATGGGATGAGGTCTGGAGCTACCGCGAATATCCTTTCCTTATTAATGGTGAAACTGTTTGTGTTCCTGGTAACTTGTGGTTGTGGTGGCATTGTAATGATGAGTATAAGAGGCTCCATACTGTAGATGGAGAACCAGTTGGGTATTTAAAAAGCTCCATAATAAGAAGTCGAAAGTGTTATTCAGGCTGGTTTCATTATAAGGGGTTATCTCTTGCCGATGGCCCTAATCAGACAGGGAAAACGGTAAAAGTATCGGCAGTGCTGGACGTATACTGATCACAGGTTTTAAACGTGAACTGTGGATAAGAAAAAGGCTGGGATACCCCAGCCTTTTTTTGTTTTAGTTACTGCCAGTATTTGGCAAATCGTTTGTTGTAATCCACCAGCAGCGCATTCACATATTCGCTTTTCTTACCTGGTCCCATGTGTTCAAGAACGATGGTACCGCGATGTTTTACTTGGGCGATCCACCAGCCGTTCTTCTTCATCGTGCTAATCATTGGCTTTTTCGGCAAGCTGGCGCAAAACTCATATTCATTCCAAGCAGCATGCATTGCCTGCATTGCGTTATCGGCCTGAACAGTAAAGTCGAAAGTCATGCCTTTGTAGGTCATATCAACCAGCCACATTCCGTTATCCAGTTTCTTAGGTGCGGCAAACTTTGGTTTTTCGGTGATGGCTGGCTCTTCTTCCTCAGCTTCCGGTTCTGGTTCAGCATCGTCTTCATCATCAGACTCAATCATGTCGATCTCATCTTCAATTTCATCGACTGCTTCTTCTTCAACGGCTTCATCCAGTGCCTGCTTTTTCAGTTCTTCCCAATCCACCCATTTATCACTTAGGTAGGTTTGGATGCTGCGCAGGTTAAGCTGCTGAACGTCTGGCAACATGATGTGCTTGCGAATGTAGTGGGCGGTGATGTTATCAACCGGAAGCCCTGCTTCTAGCTGCTCAATCAGCCATTTATGAATGCGTATAGCGTTAGGGCTGCGTTTCCAGTCTTCAATCTTAGGTGTCATTTCACTCAAGGCATCGACCACAGGCTTGTTTTGAGATGAAGAGACTTTCTTTTCACCTGCTCGGATAAAGCTGGCCTTTTCCACCTCGGTACTGATCTCGAACTTCTCATAAGAACGCCCTGTTTCACTTTGACCTTTAGCGTGGCCATAAACCCGGGTTCGATATGCAGAGCGACCTTCACCTTCTTTCTTGAATCGGTCATAGCCAATCTCACTATACATATCACGTGAGTGGCGGAACTCCATTAATGGCGTATTGAATATGGTACGGATGCGCTCGTTCGCAGAGTGAGAGTAATAACGACCAACCGCATTAGTGTGGTATTGGTCCGAGATAGGCAAGTCTAAAACGCCATTTGCGACCTCGTTCCCACGTTGGTCCAGGTAAGTCACCATGTCGTCTTTCTGCAACTTTCTCAGCAGATTCAGTCCATCCAGCACCAAGTCGCGATCAACCAAACATGGGATCGCGTATGGCTTGACGTCATTAAATAGGTCACGGTCATGAGTTTTTAGCTGACCACTGAAAATGACATGCTGCTCTGGTGTGGTTTCAATAACGTCAAACACTGCAGTCTTGAATATTTCCGTTCTACGTCTGCCTGTTGCAATCGCTATCGCTACTGCTAAGTCGAACTTATTCGCCTTGTCTTTCTTCTCGATTGACTCTTTCAGCAGGTTCTCCGCCGTTTCCAGTGCGAAATTCGGGTTAACCTTAATCTGGTTCATAACATTGCTATCACGCTTGTCACGGTCCATAGAGGTGCCGATTTTTCTAACCCAAACATAAATAGGCTGGATCAGATAGTAGGCGTGGTGCTCGATGCGGATATCCTGTAGCGCCTTGACTACAGCAGCACGGTTTGGACCTCGGCGCTCATTCTTGTATAGAATTTTCCAGTTGTCTCTCAGAGTTGAAACGTCCATGTCTGGGGACATCAGTTTAGAGAAATCAGGAATGTACTCTTCCAGGTTCTTTGCCGCTTTATCTAGGTGCTTTTCAATAAGGTGGTGAGGCATATTAAGGGCAGTGATCGCATCCTTCCATTCGCGAAGCTTATTCGAGATGCGGTGTGCCTCTTTTACTTCTGCCAGCTTGCGCTTTTCCCCGGTTAGCTTTTTGCTGATATTGGTGAAGCTATAGTGCACCTCACTATGCTGGCCAACACGCACACGCTTTGACTCAATGCCAATACTGCCATCCTTTAAATGACGCTTGACCATCGCACCAAGGCGGTCTGTGATTTGCTTAGGGCTAAGCGTTTTATCCGAGTAAACAGACTCACAAAAGTCCGCTATCTCTTTTTTGGTTGTGTCTTTGTCTCTCATGGCTCCCACCTTACAGAAAATAAATGCACCAGATTTAAAATAAATGTACTACAAGACTAATAAATAGTCAATAACTGCACCAGATAAATTAAGTGCACCAGGTTAAAATACGCCAGTGATAAGTGCACCAGTTTAAATGCTACTAAGTGCACCAATAATCTAGCTAGATTATTG